GACACTGGAAAATCAGTGTATAAATTACAGAGTAAATATGAACTAGTGGTCGAACAGGAGATACTCGCTTCTTCGAAAGATGAAGCTTTTAATCTGTATTTAAAAGAGGGTGGATTAAACTACTCAAGAATACAATCTTCTTTAACTGAAACATCACCAAGAATCGAAACAACTTATATTGATGCGATGACTCCAGAGATGGAGATTAAATATATTGGAACTGTGGTGCCAAGTCGAGACGATGAAGACGAGGTAGAACTGGACTATGCGATCGGAGGATATAATGGCTAAGTTATATAAATTAACGAGTGGACGAAGAAAAACATTAAGATCTCATATACCAAATTTGAGTGAGAAGAGAGAGATTGCAATCTCTCAAATCTCGGCATACTTAAGAGAATCTTCGAATATGAGTCAAGAGCAGAGTATCGAATTTACGACTCGAGTATTGAATAGCTATTTGGCAGTGAATATGAATTCACCCAGTGAGAGAGTGCACTAATGAATAAAAAAGTAGTAATCTCATTCGTTGATGAGTCAGGTGAGAATCGAGTGTTTAATGATTGGGTTTCGGCTGAAGAGTATTTAAAGAGATTGATCGCATTAAATCGTGAATTTACGAGTATTTCTGCGAATCTAACTCTAAACACTCGAAAAAAGGTATAAAAATCAATGACTTATTTTGCACGATTTTGCTTTACTTTACATGCAAAATAGACTATAATATACTGTATAAACTAACTAAAAAAATATAATATGAACTATATTGAAGAAATAAAAGAACTAAAAAAAAGAAAACTAAATAATACTGAAATCGCAGAACATTTAGGTATCACAAAGAGCCAAGTACGTAAGTTATTAAATGATGAATACGAAGAATTAAATGATTCCTCTTATTCGCCTTATAGTAATGATATGTACAGCTATTCGAATGACGATTCGGATATAAGTGATATTGTGAATACAGTGCGAGGACAATACTAATAACCTTATAAGGAAACATAAACATGAAAAGATTCGAATTTATATGTAAAGGAAAGCGAAGTCACTTTCTTGATGCATTAACAGAAGACGCAGCAAGAGCATTCTTTGCTGAGAATCGTACGACAGCTACATTAGAGATTATCGATGTAATTGAAATACCAATGCCAACTCCAATCGATACATCTGGAGTGACAATGAATCTTGAAGGATTCGTAAAAACACATTCGGAAGTAAAACCAACAGCTGAACAAATTGCAGCATTGGCAGCTTCGACTCCAAACGATAATAAGATTGGATATTAAATTCAAATTTATATTATTATGCCATTGATGCCGATATATTATAATACAACGAATCTAAACCCTCGTATGCGAAATTCTAAGAATAAAAGAATTAGAGAAGCAAACCTTGAGCATGAAGAGTGGCTCAAATCACGAGGGTTGCATTCGTCACAGTTAAGTCAACACTCAGAAGAATACAAGCTTGAGTTGAATCGAGTAGAACCTTACAATACAAATCACAATATTACTGGAAATACAAATAAAGTTTCTGAGAACGTTTATACAGGGACGTTGATTAAAGGAATTGCAACGATGCATAAGAGCAATGCAGTTCCAGTGATCGATGAGAAACAAATGATAGAAATATCAAAAATGAGAAGAGGATAAATTCAGTGGAAACATACATATTTTTTGGACTTGCATTATTGGGTATTGGTTGGTTATGGGGTAATTTTGTAAGAGAAAAAGAGAAAGCAGAATACACACAATTTATAATCGATTCATTAATACAGAATCGTTTTCTAAGAACACATCGAGTAGAGATACTTCCAAAAATGTTCGTGACTCATATTATACGTTGGGACACACCAGAGAAGTCTCTAAAGAATATGCAAACTCTCGATGCTTTTCATCTACCAAAGGACTTTACAAACAAGTAAAAATAGAGTATAATATACTATGAAAAATTTGACACCTGAATATATAAGTAAATTAAGAGAGAATATTGTTCGAATAAGCAACGAAGATAAGAAAAGACTCTCGAAACAAAGACGTACTGAGATACTTGGATATTGTAATCTAAAGAAAAGACGTATTGATTCCTGGATCTCGAAACTACTCTCAATTGATAGTCGAATACTTACTGAAGAATCGAGTAATCTACAAACAACTCTTCATTCACCGAATACTCCAATGTGGAAATTATATAATACATTGACAACTCTTTCGAACGATTTAGCCACTGAGATTGATTCCTATACTTATTGGAATTCAGTCGATTCGAATGCACCATCCCTTTCTATTGGAACAAATAATTTAAGTAATCGAATTGAGAATCGTGTATTAATCAAAGGAAAAAACAATCCCTATTATTCACATATTGAAGCGATAATCGAGATCGCCGAAGAAGAAGGATTGGAATTAAGTAATATAAAGAATTCATTGAGTAAGTCAATTCTTCAGAAGATCGAAGCGATTGGTTATTCGAGAAAAGAATTAAAAGGCAGGTCTGCTACATTGCCATTTTAAACGATATTCGGAGAAATCCGAATCAAATCCGACTTTTGAACGTTTTGGTCGGGAACCCTAAAACGTATCATTACATTATAACAAAGGAGACAATTATGTTTAAACATTTAATTACGTTTCTAACTGCATTACTCTTCACAGTATCAGTATCAGCACAAACACCAGCACCTAAAAAGGAAGAGCCAAAAGCTCCAGCTGCAGTATGCGTTGAAAAAGATAAGAATGGTAAAGCAATTATCGACGCAAAGACAAATAAACCTGTCGTGTGTCCAAAGAAAGACGAAAAGAAGAAGTAATTCTACTTGAGAGTCGCTGTATTGGGCGAATATTCTTCGCCCTTTACTTACAATTTCAAATAGAGTATAATTGACTCTATAAGTGTGAAATCTATATTATATTGAAGTAAAGAATCTATATTATTATACAACGCATATAACGCATATAAAAAAGGAGAATCCATATGGTGGATCTAAATGCTCTTCGTAAAGAGAGCCTAAATGACTTTACGAAAATCAATCAAGAGTTCGATCGAATCAATAAAGGATCGAGCGCAAAATCAGACTCTTCTGAAGACACTCGTTTTTGGAAATTAGAACCAGATAAACTGGGCAATGCAACAGCTGTAATACGTTTTCTTCCACGTAGCAATGGTGATGAACTTCCATGGGTGAGATTATTTTCACATGGTTTTCAGGGACCATCTGGTAAATGGTATATAGAGAATAGCCGAACAACATTGAATGAAAAAGATCCTGTCGGAGAATTAAATTCTAAGTTATGGGCGAGCAATCTTGAGAGCAATCGAGAGATCGCGAGAAAGCAAAAGAGACGTATGCATTATATTAGCAATGTCTATATTATCAGCGATCCGAAGAATCCTGCAAACGAAGGAACAGTAAAGCTTTTTAAATATGGAAAGAAGATCTTTGATAAGATTATGGAGAAAGCGAAACCTACATTTGCTGATGAGAAACCAATGAATGTATTCGATGTATTCAATGGTGCTGACTTTCGTTTAAGAATGCGTAAAGTAGATGGTTATGCGAACTACGATCAGAGTAGTTTTCTTGAACCAAATGCATTCCTGAATAATGATGAGAAGAGATTAACAGAAGTGTTAGCAAAAGCTCATCCATTGGCTCCTTTCATTGCACCGACACAGTTTAAATCATACGAAGATTTAAATCGTAGACTCAATGAGGTACTCGAAACTCTTCCAGAGAATAAATCGAATGGGTCTGTACCAAAGCCAAAAACAGCTGAGAATACAACTTTGTCTTCGGCGAAAAAAGAAGAAGAGGATGTATTAAGCTATTTTCAAGGAATAGCAAATGACCTTGAATCATAAGAATACGAATAAATCGAATCTGTCGTATTATTTGCTTCTAATTAGCTGGACAACTACAATACTTGTGGGAGTTTGGGCTTGGAATGTGAATAGTAAGTATGATCGAGCAAAGTTTATATTACGTGAGTATTTTGATCGAGAGATTGCGAAGAGTAAAGTATTGCAATTATTCGAGCCGAATATTCATAATCGAGTATTGAATAATCTATTCGAAGAGTGGTTAAGGAATAAGAATAGTAATGTTCTTAATTCGAATATAAAATAAACGTATAAGTTTAATTCCTAATCCCTTTACTTCCAAGAGTAAGGGGGTTAGAATAAACACCTGTCGAGGTTTCAAGGAATATAATATTGAAGAAATTATGATAGAATTAATTATAGGAATTAGTATTGCACTCGCGATTGCTGTAATTGTAATGTATAACTTTCCGATTTAAATAGAACGAAATACTCGAATCTCACCATCCTCAATTACACGATAAGCTTCAAAGGTAATTGCAGGGTACTCACGACTTAATCTTAAAAAAGCTTTTAAATTCTCTCGGTCATCATCAAAGAATCTTACTTTTGAGAAAGACTTTGTATTCAAATACTTTCTTACAATCATCGCTTTTCGATTCGCACCTGAGATTTCATTCGCTATATTCCCTGCACGTTCAACACGAACACTATCAATGTCAAAGCCATATTTACGGAAAGTTTTAAGGAATATATTCTTACTATCAAAATCAGTTCTTGCAGTTAATATAATTACACGTGAATTTTCGTATTTCTTTGCAGATGCTAATATCAGTTTGGCACGACGCATCATTCGCCCGATCGGTTGAGATTCTTTATAGAACTTTGCTGCATCTTTAAATTCAGTATAATCAAACATCTCATTCGCTCCTAATTTATAGGAAGCAAATTGCGCAGTCGTTAATGTACGGATTGTTTCTTTTGTGATGGAATTTCTTACACGAATAGACGCTGTTGTACGAAAGAGTGTATCATCAATATCGAAGATTGTTAGCCAACCATCCGCATACTCGTCATGAGTCTTTACGTAATTACTAAATGTTTGAACCATAGAGAGAACCTACATATTTCGAAAGAGTATTCTCATCGTTTCGAACAGTTTTTGACGTCATTAAATTACTCTCTTTTGGAGCATTTACAGTTGAACTTGGTGCATTAATAATTACATTTGAACTCGCAGCACTCTTTGCACTCTCAACATCAGCAGAAGACGCCATTAATTGATTGCCAACATCGCTCGGTGTTCCAGGAGTAAGTGAACCAGAATATTTTGCAGATGCTTCAATATCATTAATTGTTTGTTGCTGACGCATTTTTCTTAATTGCTCTGGAGATACTCCTTTATCTTTTGCTACAGAAGCAACACTCTCATTCGCAGCATACATTTTTTCTAAATCATTTTTATATAATGTTTCGAATGCTTGTCTAAATTTAGGATCATCATTACCAACAATATTTTCTACTTGATTTCTATTTACAGTTAATCCATTTATTTGTGCTTCATCAAACACAGCTTGAATTTGTTTTAACTTAGGATGCCCTTCAACAACTGCTTTTGCTTCTTCTTTTGTCATTTTTTGTTTCGGAAGAGAAACTGATTCACCAGTCACTGATTTATTAATCACTGGTGAAACTGGAGTCACTGGAGCTTTACTTGGTAAACCATCAGATCCTATTGTTCGATCTGAATTTAATCCTTCTACATTGTTTGCCTTTGGCATAATTGTTTTTGAAGGAATAGGTTTTTCAGGACCAACTGTATCTTGTTGTGGTGTTGAAATTTCAGATTTACGGAAAGGATAGAAAGGACCGATTGCCACACCAAATACTTTAAACTCTGGTATTCCAAGATTATTTAAAAAACCTGATAACATTTGTCCTAAACGTTCTGGTAATTTTGATATATAATCTCCGATGCTTGTAAAGAATTTCTTAATTGAATCTACAATTATATCTCCTAAATTATCAGGTAAATCTAAACCGAATAAATTAGCGACCCAATCAACAATACCAAATACAAAATTAAGTGCACCTTTAAAAAATCCCTCTACGAATGCACCTACGATATCAAAGAAAGAACCACCTGATTTATACATTGCGAATGCATCTTTAATTCCACGAACGAATCCTGCGATTGCAACTGTAATCCCACCAATAACAGCTGCAGCAAGTCCTGCAGGAAGTCCTGCTAAGAATCCAAAAAATCCTGCTATTATTTTAACAAATCCTTTTGCGAGAAAGGGAAGAACTCTCGCGAAAATAAATCTTGCAGCACCAGCAATACTTGCAAAAAGAGCATCAAATAATTTAAAGAATACCATCGAACCATAAAAGCCAAGCATATTAGCGAAATTCATTTTAGAATCTGTATTCTCTTCTAATGCATCACTACCTCTACCAGATACACCTTTTGCAATTACTTCGAGTAAATCTACCATCTTTTGAATGTTTAATGAAGTTTCTCTTGCTTGTTCTTCTGATCCGACTGGTTTATTTGAGATGTTTTTTGAATCTGCAATAAGTGGTTGACCTTTAGCATCAACTAAGAGTGCTTTCGGTTGTCCTTCGTTTGCAATAGATTGTTGTACGAGTACGTTTGTGAGTGCCATTTATTTTTGTATTCTTCTTTGTTCTGCTTTTTGTTTTTCTTCTTGTAAATGTTTAATCAACATTTCAACATATATTTCACGTTCAAAAGGTATCTGATTTTCAAGCTCAGTCAAAGAGTATTTATGATATTGCATTAATGCGAAGTTAGTCTTATAGTGGTTGACTAACGACTCATGGCTGAGCATTATGAAAAAAAATTGGCTAAACCCTCTATCTTTCTTGTATGTGATTTATTACATACTTTACAATTCCAGATTATTTCTTTACTTAACCTTGGCATAGTTTCAAAAAACTTTTGTATTTTACCAAATTGACCTGTTGTTAAGTTATTAACAAATTCACTTAGTTCTTTTTTAGTTTGTTCTTTACTATGATATATTTGTTGTCCATCATATATGTAATCTATACTGTCAGTTATAATATCAAAGAAAACTTCTGTATCTAGTTTATTTTGATCTGTTAATTTTAATGATTTTAATTTTAAAAGCAAATCTAATGATGGGTACTTCATTACAACACCCACATCATTAAATAAAGATATCTTATTCTCATGTCCTTCTGGTGTAATTACAGGAACATTCATTATATTAATTTTTAATATACTTTTAGCTTCCTTATTATCTTTACACTCTGGTGTATCGCATTTAGCGATTAATTCTACTTCTTCACCAACTGACTTACCACGTAATTGACAAAAAATATATTCTAAGTCAAATAATGCTAAATCATTTGTATCAAGTCCGACTACACACTCACCAACAATTGTTTTAAGTGTATTCATCATTGTCTTTTCATCTTCAGATTGGAACGCAAGCAATAAAGCTTTTTCTTGTTTTACTAGAAATGGCTTATACTTATATTCTTTCTTAGAAGATGGAACAGTTAATGTATAGGTTGGTGTACTACTTATTGGCAATGCCATATTATTATTCTCCTTCAGTTTCTTTATAATTTTTAATTATCTTATTCAATTCATTCGTAGAACCTATAAACACATTATTGTTTACAGTTTTTGATTCTGTTTTTTGTATTCGTCCTACATCTGCTTGTTGTTTGTGTAAATCTAATAATTGCTGGTTTACATCAGCAAGTTGTTTTATCATATTACCTACAACTTCAAAGGCTCTTGGATGCTCTGATTGTTTTGCTATCTCAAGTGAATGTTTTAATGCTTCCTCTCCTTTTATAAGAAGATTGTGAAGATTAGAACGAGAAGTGTTAAAATCAGTAGCAATCGTATTCTCTTTTTCATTTGCTATCTCTTTTGGACTTATTACTTCCAAATTTGTATATGGTTCAGTTGGTTCACTGACCTTTAATTTCTCACTGTTAAACACTTCACTTAATTTATCATCTATAATAGACATTTTATAATCCTATAATTAAACTACTCTAAATGTACTTCCTAACATACCATCTAAAGTTTTTTGACTAAAACGAACATTCGCATCTAATATTTCAGGAGTTGCTTGTTCGTATTGTGGTGCGAACTGATTTGTTCGATTATTACTAATTGAATTACTCAATCCAGTAAATGTTTCTTGAAACCCTGTAAAATCACTAAAGTAATTTGCTGCAACTGGTAAGGAATTTACAATTACACCTGCAGGATCAGTTAATACTTGATTACCAACATCTTGTATTCCCTCTAATATAGATTGAATCCATCCTTTATTTTGTTTTGGAGGAGGAGCATATAAACTTGTAGTAAAATACTTATAAGCAAAAGTCACATTAAGTTTTGCAACTTCATTTGATCCTTGTGCTAAATTAATACTCTGAACTGTTTTAGGATATGCTTCATGTAATTTAACTAAGTATCTTGTATTATTTGCTACATCATTTACAAATAGATGAACTGTACTTACATAATTTTCATAAAACTGCACTGTTCTATCTGTTGTATTTTGAATTGAATCTTGCCAAGCTTCAAAGAAAGCTTTCACTTTAAATCCTGTATCTATGTAATAATTAGCAGTCACTGGATCGAATACTTTTTCATAAGGCATTTCTCTTGTTTCGCCGAAAGTACGAGCAGGAGTTGTAGATATATTTACTCCAGGAATATTAATTGATTCACAATATAAAAATAACTTTCTGTAAAAATCAGCTGCAGCAAATGCTGGGTTTGTTCTTAAAGTCTTTGGTGCATCAACAGTGCAACCAAAACGATTCGTTCTGCTTAAACCATCTTTTTTAACTTCAGCAATAAATCTTTTTATATCTTGTGGTGATGTTGGTGCTTCTGCTCTTGTTAATCCGAATATATCTAAAATTGACATTAAATTTTTCCTATACTGTCTGCCCAAACGTTTGATTTGTTTACTGTAAATCTTTCAACAGGCAACATCATAACTGTAAACCAATTCTCAGGAGAGACTCTTAACATTGTTGATTGTATGTGGTCATATAAGTATGAATGAACACATGGCTTTGCTAAAGCGAATTTACTTGCTGATCTTATAGTCGCCCAGCTATAACGTATTCGAGTTGTTTCATCATATTTTTTATTATTCGCATATTCTAATAATCTATCTAATAATCTTACTCTTAATTGATATGGTAGATAATGCATATTCAATCCAGTAAATCCTTTATCAGTAGTTGAGAATGGAAACACTAAAGGAAACATATCATAATATGGTAATTGTTCTTTTAACTTTGCATCGTAAAAATACATATACAAGTTTCCTGGAACCATCACAGTTGATGAACGATTCTTACTATCTGGTCTTAATAAAGATTGTGGCTGAATACGAGCAGTTCTTAATTTTGCAGCTTCTCTTTGAAACCAATTTAATGACTTCGTTAATATAGTCTTATCTTGACTATATTTGTTAAAAATACCCTGTGCTGTTTGTCTTGCTTGAGCCATATTACTATTTATTTACTATTATCTAATCCTAAGTCTTTTTCTGTTAAAATAATGAACTTTTGATTACGATCTAAAGCATACTCTTTTGCAGCTTTCCATTTAGCTGAATTAACTATAAAATTATGACATTCTTTTAAATATCTACGTGTTTGGCTTCCAGGATAGTTAGGCTGAATAGTTTGAGAATATGGTTTGATTTCAACTAAATAAGTCTTAAGAGTATTAGTTTCTTTATCTTTAATAGTGACTGAAAAGTCAACGAAATATCTATGTATTCTTTTATCAATAGGAGAGCGATAGGGTATAATGACTTCCTCACTCTTCCAAGAAACTACTGCTGGATTTTTATCGCACCAAAGAGCGAATCTTGTTTCCCAAGATGAACGTAAATAAATTGATGTAGGATCGCCTACATACTTCTCAGGGAATATTGGTTTATATCTTCTAGTGTGAAACATAATTAATAAGGACTCAACTATTTATATGTCTATTTTAAACTCAACCACTCCAACAGCTAACTTTGGTGATTATGGCGATTCAGTATATCGCACAAAACAGTTCATGTATCCAACTGATTTATTATCAGTAGATCCGAATAAAAATGAATATGGTGGTCAGTACATGATGATTTATGTCAATGTCACAGAAGATTCTACATTCAATAGAGCTGATGAACAATTTTCAGCTATACCAAATATAAGCAAAAGAGTAGGAAAAGAATTATCAGGATTGAGTGTATTAGGAAATAAAAATTTAGACGCAAAAGGAATCACAGCAGCGATAGCTTTGGCTGGTGGATTAGCTGGTGGTGCTGGTGGAGCGATTGCAGCAGGAGCAGGTGGTGGACTTGCAGGAGCAGCAGTCGGTGCTTCTTTAGCAGGAGCATTAGGAATAGCATTAGGAGGAAATTTTAGCAAACCGAAAAAAAGATTATTAACAGCAATTGCTTTACATGTGCCAAATAATATTGCTGTAAATTATGGTGTCACTTATGGTGAAGCTGACGCAGCTCTTGCTGATTTAGCAATAAGAGGAGTTAATGTAGGTGCAGATACTTTAAAATCATTAATTACAAGTCCAGGAGGAGCAGGTAAAGAAATTTTTAAAAATATAGAAACTAGTGGCGTTGGTGGAGGAATACTTGGACAAGGTCTTAATACCTTAGGAGATACAGGAAAGATAATAGGAAAACTAGCAGGTGTTGCTACTAATCCAAAAAAAGAACAAATATTTGAAGGTGTACCTTTTAGATCATTTAGTTATACATATGATTTTTATCCTCGTAGTGAAGAAGAATCAGAGAATGTTAAAAGAATACTTGATGAATTAAAATACCATATGCATCCTAATTTTAAAGATGATGCTGGATTTTTATTTCAATATCCAGCAGAGTTTGATATATTCTTTATGCATAGAGGACAAGAGAATAAATTTATACACAAACATAGATCAGCTGTATTAGAATCAATGTCTGTTAATTATGCACCGAATGGTCAATTCTCATCATTCCCTAATGGTTCACCAACATCATATCAAGCTACAATGAATTTCAAAGAAGTTTCAATTATTACAAAAGAAGCTTTAGAAAATATGGGTGAAGTTCAACAAAGAGGAACAAACAGTCCTATAAGAAACTTTGGTGGACAAGCTGATACGTTTTAAAGGAGATAACAATGTACTTTAGAAAATTTCCAAAAATATACTATACGCTACGAGAGAAAAATGTAGATGTATTTAAAATAGTCACAGACATAACTGCAAATGTTAGAATAAGAAAAGCAGCACTTTCTAATATAACTATTTGGGAAAGTTATGATATACGTGAAGGAGAAACACCTGAGATTATTGCTGAGAAGTTCTATAAAGATGCTACATTACATTGGGTGATTATGTTAGTAAATAATCGTTATAATATGTATAATGATTTTCCTTTATCATATAATGAGTTAATGTTATATGTAGATAAAAAATATCCTGGAGCACAAAATTCAATTAAAGAATATAGAAAAGATGGATATGTAGTTGATAGTACTGTGATTGGTGCTGTAGGAATTACAAATAAAGAATATGAAGTTGAAAAGAATGAAGCTAAAAGAAGAATTAAAATTATAGCACCAGCACTTATTAACACTGTAGTTCAAGAATTAAACGATTTAATGAGTGATGCTAGTGGTCAAACGTTAGTATAAAATTATGAATAAAATATCATACGCAGGTGATGTAGAAACAAAACAAATAGATCTAGTTGGTAAATATTCAACAGTTAGTTTAATTGCTCTTTATAATGAATTAGAAATTTACGAAGACTTATTCTCTCCTTTCATTACAGGAACTATTACAATTTCAGAATCATTCGATTTAATTAACAATCTTCCATTAATTGGAGAAGAGTTTTTAATTTTAGATATAACGACTCCTGGATTTGAAAAAAGAATTAAAGGAAGATTTTATGTATTTAAATGTTCTGAAAAAGTTGCAATAAGAGATAAATTATCAGGATACACTTTACATTTTATTTCAATAGATGCTGTAAATGATTTAAATATTCGTTTGAATAATGCTTGGTCTGGTTTTTGTTCTGATATAGCTTTTCGTTTAATTGCCAAAGATAAAGCTGGAGTTCAAACAGAAAAACCAATTAATATAGAAGATACAATTAATGGTATAAAATTTGTTTGTAATAATTGGTCTCCTGTCAAAGCAATTAATTATGTAGCTGAAAAAAGTGTAAACAAAGATGGAATATCATCTTATATGTTTTTTGAAAATAGAGATGGATTTAATTTTGTTTCACTTCACACACTATATCAAGGAAACACCATTCAAGATTTTATATTTGATAATTACGAAAGAACAGAGACTAATGTAGGCGATACTATACGTGATGTTGAACAAGATTACAAACGTATCATTACAATGTCTATGCCAAGTGGATTTGATTTTATAGATAGACTTTCTAAAGGTATGTTCACTTCTAATCTTACAAGTTATGACATGGTGACAAAAAGATTTAAAAGACAATATTTCTCTTATCAAGAAGAATTTAATAAAATTCCACACTTAAATAAATTTCCATTAAATAGCACAGAAGTTGTTTCTGCTCCAGATAGTCTAGTGTATAATAAAATAAAACACACAGCTATGCATAATGGGTTCGATGATGTATCAAATAGTGATAAGTTTCTTTTTAGATTATCAGCACTTGCCAACACACAAGGATTTAAATTAAGAATTGAAACTCTTGGAAGAACAGATTATACAGTTGGTAAAGTTGTTTCACTAAAAACATTTAGAATAGAAACTGTTAATGATAAATCAAATGATTTAGTAGATCCAACATATACTGGTAAATATTTAATATCAGCAGTTAAACACACTGTAGGTGGAAATAAACATACTTGCACTTTAGAATTAATTAAAGATAGTTTATCACAAGGTATTGGAGAATTAGCATAATGAAAATATTTATTGGTAAAGTTGAAAATAGAAATGATCCTTTAAAACTTGGTAGATGTCAAGTAAGAGTAATGGGTGTTCATGATGAAAACCCTGCAATACTTCCCACAATAGATTTACCATGGGCTATGCCTATATCACCAGTAAATTCAGCAGCAAGTGCTGGTATTGGTGTATCACCAACAGGAATAGTTTTAGGAAGTATAGTTCTTGTCACATTCACTGATAAAGATGATCAAACACCAGTCATACTTGGTACACTTGCAGGTGTTCCGCAAAATCAAAATAATTCTTTAGTTCTTAAACCATCTGATAGAAAAGGAAATATAAACACAGCAGTGAAAATTGGTTCTGATGGTGTTTCAAAACTTGCATCAGGTCAAATAGATTCAAACGTAAACATAATTAATGCTGTTGCCACGAGAAGTGGTGGCGATGTAGAAACAGCAGCACAAGTATCTGAAGATTCTAAAGCTTTATTAAAAGGAGATTTAGAGATAGAAAAAGCAAGACCTCTTTCTACTTTCACTGTATCAGATGATAGTGTAAAAGAAATTATAAAAAACACTCCATTCACTGATGTTGCTGTTCCGATTACAGACTCATCTGGTAAAGTAATTAAAACTGTAATTGGATATGGTCAAGATACATATCAAGGAAAACCTGTCACAGCTTCTTATCCAGGAAGTATAGACAAAACAACTGCTGAAACAGAATTTAAAAACTATTTACAAACAGATGTGGCTGATAAACTTATAAGTGTTGTAAGAGCACCAGTTAATCAAGAAATGTTTGATTCTATATTAAACGTAGCATCAGATATTGGTGTAGAAAATTTTGCTAATTCTTCTATTCCTAAGTTAATGAATTCATTAGACTATCAAGGAGCAGCAGGTGCTATTCAAGGAATAATGAATGAAAAGAGTTTTGATAACGTATTAGGTGGTGTCACATCAGCATCTTTAGATTCTTCTATTACAACAGGAAAAGAATTATTTTCTAACTTAACGTCAGGAACGGATTTAACTGGAACAATTACAGGATCAGTTCAAAATATTTCAGGAAATCTTTTAAATAGTTTGGGAGGTAATGCTGAATCTATAACTTCAAATTTAACTAACATAGCAGATGGTGCTTTGTCAAATGTGACAAACGTATTATCTGATTCAGGTATTGGAAACATTTTAAATAGTTCAACTGGTATTTCAAATATATCAAATGTTTTAAACACGACAGACATTGGTGCTACAGTGACAAATGTATTAGGTGGTGTAAGTGGAAATATCTCCTCTGCTGTAGCAAACATAACATCAGGTAATGTATCAAATTTACTCGGAGGATTTGGTGGTTTTAGTTTAGGTGGAGCAGGTGGTAAATTATTTGGTGGTAGATCATCAACTAAAAAAGCAAGACGTTCAGCAGCAGCAAGCAAATTTACTTCTGTTGGATATCCAAATTTAGGTGGAACGTTATTTGATGAGAACACTGCATATGTAAAACCAATTTCTGATAATGGTGAATTTGGTAATGCTGGTCTAGTTTCAAATCCAGCATCAGGATCTTTTGGTGTTGCTTCGGGATACTTAGAATATGTAAATGAGCCAGACACATCTAGATTGGCACGTCACGAGAATATAGATAAAACTTCAGTCTATGTAAAAGAATCAGCAAGAGCATTAGGAATTGAAAGATTTAATTATGATACTTGGGATCAATCTGAAATACCTTATAATGCAGAATATCCATTTAATAAAGTTGTTGAAACTGAAAGAGGACATGTATTTGAATTAGATGATACACCAAATGCTGAAAGAATTAATATATTTCATAAACGTGGTAGTTGGATGGAATGGGATCATAATGGTACATTAACTGATCGTGTAGTAGGAGATCGTTATCAATTAAGTGAAAGAAACACTTATGAATTAGTTGGTGGTACAAAAAATTTAACAGTTTATGGTGAATTAAATGCAGTACTTAAAGCTGGAGCAAAAATAAGAATAGATGGTCCAGGAGAAGTTGTAATTAATAATGATTGTAAAGTCACAGTTGCTGGTGATATGAATTTAAATGTTGGTGGTGAATTTAGATTAGTTGCTGGACAAATACGTATGGAATCAAAAGGAATGGCTACATTAGGTGCAGCACAAGTTTTAGAATTAGATGGTAGTAAAGTTGATATAGGTAATGGTTTCACTCCATCAGGATTAGCACTTACAACAAATGAAATTATTGATACACAAATGCCAGTTATACCTGAATTACAAATCAATTCACGTTCAGCAAGAGAGTATTTTGTTTATGAAGTTCCTGATGAAGGAGATGCTCAAACTCATCGTGAACGCCAAATACAACGTGGTTTATATATTCGTAAGAATTTAGATTTAGGTAATGTTTCTGTTAAAACTATACCAACAGTTAAATCAGAAATCGCAGCAGCAGAACAAAAATGTGAATACATTTATGGATTATCTAGCTATGAACCAAGCTTACAATTATCTGCTCGTATTCAATTAGGAGCATTAAATCGAAATGGTGGTATTCCTATTATATCACAAATGGGTGTAGATCCAAAACAAATAGTTTGTAATTTAAAAGGAATGGCGACATACCTTATTGAACCAATGAAAGATTTATTTAAAAATGTTTTAATTGTAAATGGATATAGAAATAATCAAATTCAAGCAGGATCTCCTGAAATATCACAACATTATACAGGTGAAGCTGTTGATATTATATTTTCAAGCTGGAATCGTGCTCAACATTATCAAGCAGCAATAGACTTAGTTTTATCTTTACCTTATGGATTTGATCGTATTGTATTATCGTATGCAGGTAAAAAATCAGTTTGGCTACATTGTTCATGGAAATATACAGGAAATAGATTTGAAACATTTACTATGAGAGATCACTTAAAAGTATCTGATGGTTTCTCTTTAATACCAGAGGTTAAATAAATATGCCATTAGCAGCAACGAAACTTACTTTTTCTACAGGACATGGTTGTTGGCCAGCAAGATTACCTGCGGGACCATTTAGTTTAAAAACAACTATTAGTGGATTATCTGTACCATTAGCACTTTATACCTTTTATATATCGCATATTTGTGGACTTATAGTACATTCTGGATCATCTAGATTAATAGTATTAGGATCAAAAAAAGTTTTTATAGAAGGAAAAATGGCTGTTAGATTTGGCGATCCGATAGCCTGTGGCGATAAGGTAGGACCACTTTGTTCACCAAAAGTTAATATAGGATAACTAAATAACATATGCCTACAAATACAAGAACATTTACAGATTTAGATCTTAACTTTACAGCACATCCAGTTAATAAAGATGTAGCTATAAAATATGATGAGCAAGCAATTAAACAAAGTGTTCGGAACCTAATACTTACTAAAAATTTTGAGAGACCATTTCATAGCGAAATTGGTAGTCAAGTTCGTGGTTTATTATTTGAACCAGTCACTGAAATGTCTGTTTCAATTATTAAAAGAAGTATAGTAGATGTAATAAGAAATTACGAACCAAGAGTACAACTAGTTGATGTTTTTGTTAATGTTCGACCTGATGAGAATTACGTAGATATTCGTATTGTATTTAAAATTATTAATACAGCTACACCAATAGAATTAACTTTAACACTTGAAAGAACACGATAATGGCTGAAACAAGTAGAAATATTAAAGTCACTGAATTAGATTTTGATGAAATAAAAAAGAATATAAAGACATATTTAAAAGCACAAAATGCATTTAGCGATTACAATTTTGAGGGATCTGGTCTTTCAATTTTGTTAGATGTACTTGCTTACAACACACATTATAATGCTTTGTATTATAATTTAAGTGTTAATGAAATGTTTTTAGATAGTGCTGTAAAACGTTCATCAGTTGTAAGTCTTGCTAAGTCATTAGGATATACTCCATCATCAAGTATTGCTTCAAGAGCACTTATAGATGTAATTATATCAAACGTGTCAGGAAATCCAACAACTCTTACTATACCATCAGGAACTTCATTTAGTTCAAATTTTAGTGGAAGTAATTTTAATTTTTCAACTGATGGTGCAATCACTGTTTCTCGTTCAGTCACAAATACATATTCATTTTTAAATGTTCCTATAATTGAAGGAAGATTATTACAAAAAACATATTCAATGGTCACAAATGGAGCTTACACAATCCCAAATGCTAAAGTAGATACTTCAACAATTAAAGTAAACGTTCAAGAAGTAGCAGGTTCAGCAGCAAACACAGTATATACTCTTGCCGATAATTTCGCTACATTAACTCCATCATCACGTGTTTATTTTTTAAAAGAAAATGATGATGGTAATTATGTTATTTCTTTTGGTGATGGTTTATTAGGATTTGCTCCAGCAAATGGTGCAAATATTCTTATAGATTATTTTGTTTGCAGTGAATCAGAACCAAATGGTACAGCTACTTTCACATACACAGGAAACGCATTTACAAACACAGCCAACGTATCAATTGTGACAAAAGCAATTGCAGCTGGTGGATCGATACCTGAAACAATAGACAGTATAAAATATAATGCTCCTAAGAGTTTTACATCTCAAAATCGTGCTGTGACAGCAGAAGATTATAAAACAATTATTCCTAAATTTTATAATAACGTAGATGCTATTTCTGTGTGGGGTGGCGAAGAAAATGATCCACCAATTTATGGAAAAGCATATATTTGTATTAAACCAAAAACAGGAGATACATTAACACAAAGCACTAAACAAGTTATTATTAAAGATATTATAAAAGGAAAAAGTTTAGTGAGTATTATTCCTGAAATAGTAGATCCTGATATATTATACATATCAGTAAATTCGAATGTATATTACAATCCAAAATTAACAACTCGTAGTGCTGATACTATAAAAAGTATTGTAATTGATGCAATTAAAACTTATAACACAGGTAATTTAAATAAATTTGATGCTGTATTTCGTGAGTCAGCATTATCTACTTTAATTGATACAAGTGAAAGTAGTATTGTTTCAAACATTACTAAAATTCAATTAAAGTATCTTTTAACACCACAATTTAATACGAATACAAAATATACATTCTCATTAAATAATCCAATTTATAGACCAACTTCAACACAAAATGCTTCTATTTCTTTATCGTCATCAGGATTTAAAATAGCAGGAAGTACAGATACATATTACATTGAAGATAACGCAATCGGTAATTTAAGATTATTTTATCTTACTGCTGCAAATGTTAAAATTTATACACCATCATATATCGGCACAGTAAATTACACAACAGGTAAAATATCAATTGATAGCATCAATATAACACAAGGTGACACTAATGGTAAAATAACTTTTAGAGTAGAGCCTGCTTCTTATGATGTAATATCTGTTAGAAATCAATTAGCATTTATAAGAGAACAAGATATAGAAGTAAATATTATATCTGATAAGATTGCTTCTGGCGAAAGTGTGTCAGGAAAAGATTTTATATTTACAAACAGTAGATAAAAACTATGCCAGCTTCAGTAAAAGCAACAGCATCGATAGTCGTTAATAAACAAGTCCCTGAATTTGTAAGGGATGATAATCAAAAGTTTATTGACTTTCTAAAAGCATATTACGAATGGCTTGAAAATTTTTACCCACAACAACATTTAGAAGACATAAGAGATATTGATAATACAGTCAATATGTTTGTTGAGTATTTCTCGAGAGAAGTAATGCAAAGTATTCCAAGAGAAGTTATATCAAATAAAAGATTTTTAGCAAAACACATTAAAGATTTATATCTATCAAAAGGAACAGAAGCTTCGTATAAATTTCTTTTTCGTATATTATTTAATGAAGATGCTGAAGTATATTTTCCTAAAGTTGATATGCTTCGTGTATCAGATGGTAAATGGAGCGAAAGACAATTAATTCGTGTTATTTCTACTACTGGTGATGCTCGTAATTTATTAGGACAATTAATTACTCAAACAAGAGTATTTCCGAATGGTGATATAGAAAGAGCAACAGCTCGAGTAGAAAATGTAATTCTTTTTCGTTATTTAACACAAGACATAGCTGAATTAACATTAAGTAAAGATAGTATCATAGGAACATTTAAACAAACAAATGATATTCAAACATTTACTATCACTGGAACATCTTTTATTGATAATACTCCAATTGTTTGTACTGTACTTCCGATTATTCAGGAGTTTTCAATTATTAATAATCAAGGTGGAACTTACAGCAATATTGGAGATATAGTTTATTTTTCTTCACCAACAGGAGTTCTTGCTCGTTCAGAAGTAGGAGCAGTTTCTCCTGGATCTATTTCTGAATTAATTGTAGCATCAGGTGGTACTGGTTATCAAATAGGTGACGTAATTAGTTTTAATAATACAGGAACTGGTGGACCAGAATTATCACCATCATTAACTGCATCAGGATTTGTTTCAGAAGTAGATAGAGATTCTTTTTTATTAGAAGATGATTCAGGAAAATTACTTTCAGAAGAATTAGGAGACATTGACATAGAGTCTTCAAATTCAGGTGCAATTAAAAAAGCAACTGTTCTTTCTGGAGGTGCTTTCTATAATAAACTTCCTATTTGTTCTTTACCGACTGGATCTGGAAGAGCAAATGGTAAAATATTAGCAGCATCAGATAGCATTGGTAGAATTACAAATATCGTGACTTCTGAGAGTGGATTTGATTATATAAACCCTCCTTATTTTTTTGTACCACTTTCAGTAGTTATTAAAAATCCATCAGGAAACTTTTTAACAGGTGAAACTATCACTAGTTTACCACAATCAATACGTTTAGAAAGAAATACTGATGATAATTTAATCTTAGAAAATGGTGATAAGTTTTTAAATGAGAAACAACAAGTTGCTCAAGCTATACTAGAAAAAATAGATAATGACACACACTTACTTAAATTAAAAGAGGGAACATCTTTTAATGGGTTTTTAAAAGAAGATGAGAGTGGTTATGTACTAGATGAAGATTCTGACATATTTGTAAGAGAAGACTCAGGTCAATTCCAGCATAATATGAGGATTAGAGGTTTAACTTCTAATACAACTGCAACTATTTGTTCTATATCGAATCCAAATATTCGTGTAAGAGTAAATGCAGTCACTTCTCAAGTTGGTGGATTTAGTTCTTCAGATGGACAAATTTCTGAAAGTTCTAAACGTATCCAAGACTCACTTTACTATCAAGATTTTTCGTATGTTGTAAAAGTAGGACAGAGTATTAATCTATATCGTGATGCTGTAAAAAAACTATTACATCCAATTGGTTTAGCATTATTCGGAGAAGTTAAAATTAAGAATACTATAAAAACTGAAACTAAACTTCAAACTAGAATATTAAACTATCAGATTCGTCAATTGATAGATATGAAAATGAAAGCTGTAGGAAACTATCGTACAGCAGGAGAAATGTATTCTACTTTAAGTAAGAATCAGGTAGTTTTAAGCATAACAGACTTTGTGGTTTCAGTACTAAATATAAGTGTATTAACTTCGGAATTCTTACCAACATTAAACTTTCCAAATCTTACACCACAAGAAATACACTTGTTGGATTTAAGAGCAGAAGTTATAGGGTTTGAACAAGCGAAACAGCTTGAAATTAATCTTGCTAAATTATTAACAAAAGCGAACGCATTAAATAGAAATCCAGTCACTTTACTTAATAAATCAACTCCTGCTTTCGATGGAAGTGCAAGAAGATATGGTATAAATTTAGTTGATCTTGAAAGATATAAATTTACTCATAAACCAAGTGTTTCAGGTACTAAATTTGCAAACAGTGATGGAACTCCTGCCTATACAACAGGTACATATGGAGTAGTAAATACTTACCCAAATCCAAACTTTAATTATTGGACTTATGGTAATACTCAAATTAAAGATTTTACTAACATAACTGTAGCAGAAATACTAAATAACCCTTATAGGAAAGTTAATTTTGCAATTGAATCAGAGATTGGTATTATCAGGCTTCCAGCATCAGCTTTAAGATTCTCGACAGACGATGCTCGATTCACGTTTGATGATACATTTACTATGGATGCAGACAGTGTAGAAATGGATGCGTCTATTTACAATTGGGATAATAATAATTTATTATTCGATTTATATACATAAACATTAAGGAAAAATAACCATGGCAGCAATTATTTCAAATAAATTCCGCATCCATAATGCGCAATCATTTTTAGAGGGATTCGATGAAGCATCCCCAACATCAATATATCTTGGTATAGGTCGTCCACAAAGTTGGGCTGATGATAACTTACCAGATACACCAAAAGATACAGTCGGCGACGAATTATATTACTGGGATGACATGATCGCTTTAAAGCGAGTACAAGCATCTGATGTAATATTAGCAATCCCAAGAAGAGATTGGACATCAGGAAAGTATTATGACATTTATCGTCATGATTACAATGGTGTGACTGCTGGAGTGAATATAAACTCTGGTGGTGCTACAGCTCCTGCGACTTTATTTGATGCAAACTTTTTTGTAATAACAGATGAATATAACGTTTACAAAGTTATAGATAACAGAAATTCAAATGGTGTTGTTGTTGCTTCTGTAAATAAGCCAACAGGAACAGGAACTGCTATATTTTCTACAGCTGATGGTTATGCTTGGAAATATATGTTTACAGTTTCTCCTGCTAACGTTTTAAAATTCGTTTCTACCGATTTTATTCCAGTTAAACGTCTTGTGACGAATCCTGGAGTGACTGATGCTTATTACAATCAATACCTAGTTGAACAAGCTGCTGTTGACGGACGTATTGATAATATAGTTATGACAAATGCAGGTTCAGGATATTCAAGCACTCCAACTGTAGCAATTACAGGTGATGGTACTGGTGCTACAGCAACTGCTGTACGTGATGCTGGTACGAATACAATTATAAGAGTAGATATCACTTCAGGTGGTTCAGGATACACTTATGCTAACGTAGTATTCACAGGTGGTGGTGGAGCAAATGCTGCTGCAACTTCAATCATTTCACCAAAAGGTGGACATGGTTCTGATTCTGTAAAAGAATTAGGTGGATTCTATGTGATGATGAACGTAAGATTAGAATACAATGATGGTTCAGGCGATTTCCCAGTTGATAATGATTATCGTAGAATTACATTAATACGCGATCCTTACAATTTTGGTTCAACGACACCTGCTACTCTTTCAACAAGAACAGCATCTAAATCAATTGCTTATTCCGCATTAGCTGGTACATTACTAAACGATAGAATAATCGTAGGTGGTACTTCAGGTGCAGTCGGAAGAATTACTAGCATTGATACAGCGAATACAACTATTAGATATATACAAACAAGAACAGATAATCCAACTGGTGTAGTATTTCAACCAGCTGAAACTGTGACGATGTATGCTGCTGATGGAACTACACCAACTGCTGTGACATTTACTTCTGGTGCTTTAACAAATCCAGAAATACAGCCAGACAGTGGTGATGTAATCTATGTTGAAAATCGTAGACCAATCAATCGTGCTATTGACCAAATCGAAGATATTAAAATTATCGTAGAAATGTAGAATTTAGTTTCTACTTTCTTAACAACTATATAAAGAAGCATGAGTATAAATTTCAATGTCACTCCATATTTTGATGACTTTAACGAGTCAAAACAATTCCTTCGTGTATTGTTTCGTCCAGGATATGCAGTTCAAGCACGTGAATTAACTCAACTTCAAACAATCCTTCAAAATCAAATTAGTCGTTTTGGAAACCATGTCTTTAAAAACGGATCAATGGTTGTTCCAGGAGAAGTCAATTTTGATAGCCGAGTACATTTTGCAAAACTAGAAGATCTATTTGGTAATACAAATGTCACATCTTATCTAACTCAATTCAGAGATAAAATAATCACAGGTCAAACATCAGGTGTTAAAGCTGTTGTAATTGATACATCTGAGTGCGGATGTATGGTTCCAGGAGATAGCAACGTTGCTACTCTTTACTTTAAAATGACTGATACTGCTTCTGATGGTGAAACTAAAAGATTTATTCCTGGAGAAATAATTACTGCAACTGCAGCTGATAACACAATCGCAAATAATTATCGATTAACCGCAAATCAAGTATCTGATATTTCGGTGACTATTAAAACATTCGGTGATACAGGTCAAGCTGCAACTGTTTATACAAATAGTCCAACAACTGATGTATTAGGATATGGAACAGTTGTTGAAGTAAAAGAAGGAATATATTATATTGATGGATATTTTGTAAAAAACCCCGAATTACATTTATATGTTGGAAGATTTACTAATACAGTCACTGCTCGTGTAGGATTTGAAGTTATAGAAGAAGTAATTACACCAGAACAAGATGCATCGTTAAATGATAATGCACAAGGTTCAAATAACTTTGCTGCTCCAGGAGCACATAGATATAAAGTTTCAGTTGGATTAAAAAGACTCGCTTTAAACACTACAGATACAATTAAATTTATAGAATTATTACGTTTAAAAGATGGTCAATTATTACATAAAGTTGATAAAACTTCTTATGCTGAATTAGAAAAAACTTTTGCTCGAAGAACATTTGATGAGTCTGGTTCTTATGAAGTAAATAAATTTAATCTTACATCAAGAGAACACTTAAACACTGGTACAAATGGTGGTGTGTTCCCTGCTGCTCCAGCAACTCCAGTTGCAGGAATTACTTATGGAAGCAATGATAAAGTAGCAATAGTAGTTGATCCAGGAAAAGCATATATTGAAGGATATGAAGTTGAATCTACTTCAGTTAAATTTTTAAGTGTAAATAAAGCAAGACCAATTAACAATGTTGAGAATGGTCACATATCAAGATTAGATGATCAACCTATTGGAACAACTGTAGGAAATCACATATTAGTAAATTCAGTACAAGGACTTCCACCAATAAACACATTCGGGTTAATATATCTTTGGGCTGGTATTGATAATCACATCACTCCACCAACAATCGGAACAACAACAAATATAAACAAAACTGGATTAATCGGAACTGCTAGAATTAAATCGTTCCAATTACATTCATCTTCTTATTCTTCTCCAACTTTTAAACTTGGTTTATTTGA